GGACTAATCTTTTGAACGAGTTTAGCGGACTGAAGACGCTGAGGTCTAGAGGTGATTCTGTATAGATCATTAGCAGTATTACTAGAGCCCGCGTGGCTGGTTCTAACGAATGTCTCTAGCTCGGTGACTTCATTTCCGAACTTATCTCCCTTTAGATCGCCGCGAGCTCTATAAAGAAGAGCACCTCCCGGGTCAACTCGTAAAGGTTTTCCGTCTTTATCGAAAACTAGATTATCAAATGCAGAGCCAGCTACGTCCCAGTTTGCTAGCCAGGCATCTACAGCAAAACCTGACTGAGCCATTGCTAGAGAGTCGGTAGTTCTAGGCATACTGGACGAAACACCACTACGCTTTTCATTAGTAAAAGCATCGATCTTTGATCTCAGATCCGGGTTGAGCCCTTCTACCCATGGTGAGTAGATAACTGGCTTCTTGTCCATTGTTCCGAGCTGAAGGTCAGTCGAGTTTAGTCCTGCAAGTTTGTAAATATCTGAAGCTAGTGCTTCATTCTCTAGACGAGCAACTTCTCCGAATTTGACATAAAACTCTTCGCCAGTAGTCGGATCTTTATAGATGCCGCCCTCGTTAGAGCCTAGGTTATTGGCAATCTTAGTGAATCCGGTTAGGTCTTTTTTAACTGTAGTAGGTTTAGGTGCCTCTACCTCTACCTTCACCTCTGGCTTCTTTGGACGCTCTGGGCGTAGCTTCTTGCGAATAACTCCATGGCTATCGTTCCACTCATTGATGAGCTTTAGCGCATCCTCAAAAGGAACATCAAGTTCGATTACCGGAAGGTCTACTTTTTCACCAGTCTCCCAGCCAGAGACAACTGCACCTGCCCAGCGGTGGTGGCCGTCGATAACGTAACCATCGCTGGTAACAAACATATAGTCTGTTCCGTTTTTAGTGAGTTTGTTCCAGCCTTCTTTGGTTGTGAACATATCAGCCATGCCACCAACCTTGCTCATATCCATTTCGGCCTGAACAGGGGTTAGCTTAGTTACATCTGTAGTTTTACGCTCGTATTTAATTCCTAGTCGATCTAGATCCTCTAGGAATGCAGGTTGGTTCTCCGGGGTAACCTGAGGCATGTCAGCACGTAGAGCACCGGTGCTATTCTGAGTGAAGTTTCGGTCTCCGGTCACCTGCATGTTAGTAATGTCAATACCCAGGTTACGGAAATTCTTGTGGATCTCGGCTAGATCTTCTCTAGATACGTTACCGCCGCGAGCCTTAAGGAATTTATCTAGCTCCTGACCCTGCTCCACTGTAAGCTCGTCAACATCGATGGCACGTCGAATTCGATATTGATACTGCTTAGGTAGTTTTGCCAGCTCGTCTTTAAGAGACTTGCTTAGCGCGGGGTCACTAGAAACAAGCGCACCGTCTTTAAAATCAATCAGCTCTCCATCTTTGGCTAGCTTGTCAACTTTCTTTGCAGCAGCAAAAGCAGTTTTAGGGTCTGTAGTTACAAAGCCACCACCCTTTAGAATTTCGATTACTTCATCGACATCGTGGCTTTCTTTAATCTCATCGGCGTCTACCTGGTTTCTATCCCAGAAGCCCTTATGGTCTGGTTTCTCTGCCGGAATAGGAGAAGATCTAGGATCATAACTAGGGTCGAATAAAATCTCTTTACCTTTGCCGTCAGTTAGCTTATTTGCTACTCGGTCAAAGATACGCTTATTTTCCGGAATCTTATCGGCATCAGTTAATTTGTCGTCCGGGATTCGCTTACCATCTGGACCAACATACCATTCAGTAATGGTAGGCAGATCAGATTTATTTTCAAGCTTAGGAGCCTCTAGCTTTATAGCAGGCTCTCCTGCTATTTTGACATCCTCAGGGAGAGCGTTCTTGGGGTCATCAATTACGCCATCAACTTTATCGAGTGCTCGGGCTAGGTCTTCTTTAGGAATAAGAGCCTTAGCAGACCCTAGGATGTCTCCATGAGGGACTTGATATTTACCGTCTGGAATATCTTTATTTCCGCTAACCTCGATGGTCGCGACGCCAAGTTTTTTGTTACCGGAAAACTTACCAGTTACCTTAAACATACCCTTTCCAGGGATGGAGATATTACAAATAATAAATCCACCCATAGGGATGAATTGCTTAGTTTTTGGATCGCGAAGCTGTCTACGCCAGAAGCCTCGGTTAGCACCTTCTCCGCCAGGAATATCAGGCCCGGCGTCTGCAGTAAGCGCTTCAAGTATCGGCTGAGACTTTATTAGGGGTAGTTTTTTACCTTCGCCCAAAATCTCTTCTGGGTCGTTCAACATGACTTATCGAAGTCCGAGAGACGACTCGATCTGCCACTGCCATTTCTTGTGCATGTCATCACGGTCAGCAAGGAAGTTCATAATTCCTTGTTCGTTGCAGGCGGCTGCAACCTGAGCTGCCTCGTCGATACAGTGGATAATAGTCTGGTTCACACGAGCAAGAGAAACAAGCATCTCCTTTGGAGCTCCGCTCTGACGTGGCTCATCGATGCATGTTAGTTCTAGGAAGTCCTGTAGAAGATAAGGGCTGTCATAGCCAATCTTACGGATGTTCTCTGCAAGCGGATCAATCGATCCGTCGACATCCTCGTAGATGTCCGAGAAGAAGTCGTGGAACTGAACAAATGTCAGACCTTTAACGTTCCAGTGATATCCCTGAACAATGTGGTTCATGGTTACTACGTCACCAAGTAGGTGGGATAGTTTTTCAGCTAGTAGCGGCTTATTCTCGTTCATCTTTTAATTATACCTCTGGCTCGGCTAGTGGGATAGGTGGGGTGGCTGGAGCGGCTGGTGCCGGTTCTGCCAGTGGAACTGGAGGAGCGGCTGGTGCTGCTGGAGCAGCTCCTGGCTGACCACCCTGAAGCATCTCTTCAATATTACCAGGCATTGGTGCCGGGTTGTTTGCCTGAGATACTTCTCGTACTAGATCCATAATCTCTGGAGCCACGGCGCTTAGCATTGCCTCGGTTAGCTCTGGAGTGATGGCACCCTTGTTGATAATCAGACGTAGAGCAAGTTCCTGAGGGGTAGGAGCATCCTGGTCCGAGAATCCATGGCTGCGACGCCAGGTGTCGTAGGAAACTGCCATCTTGTCGAAACCTGCGTCCGCATCTGCTGCTCGGTCATTACGAGTAGCAACCTGGCTTGGGTCATACCAGATGTGAAGACGGCGAACGTCAGCTTCCGGGTAGCCATTAGCAATTAGGTAAGGGCGTAGGTAGACAACAGTAAACGCATCTACAATCAGAAGCATCAAAGGCTCGATGTGGGCCTTGTAGAGGCTCTCGTCAATCTGAAGTGCGTTCGAGTACTTAACGTTAGCTAGACCAGAAACGATGTCCTTTGGAACATCGAGACCCTGCATGATTCGCTCAAGCACGCGGTCGGCACGCTGAACAAGCGAGGCGTCAAACGAACGCTCGAACTTGAACTGCTTAATCTTGTCGCCAAGTTCGGCTGGACCACGAATAATAAGTGGAACAACTGCGGAAGCCGAGTCCTCGTCCTTAATAGGAGTTGTCATCGCATCGATTAGCTGGTCTTCGAAGTCGTCAGCAGCCTCTTCTGGGTTGTATTGCTCGTTGTAGTTGCCCTCTTCGTCGTAAGGGTAGTCCGGGTCTGGGCTAGCTGCAACCGATAGGCCATCAGGCAAGTAGAGAGCACCCGCATTGAGGCGAGAACGGGCCGTAGCGCGGAAAGTACGGTTTAGTAGGAGCAATTCCGCACATAGGTCCAAAAGGCCGCGTAGCGAGCTGTCAGCCTCTTGGCTGTAGCGTGGATGGGCCTTCCAGATGCGACCAATAAACGCATCTCCTGGAAGTTTGATTGCACCTTTACCTGCAGACATAGCAGAAGGGACTCCACCGCCAACTTCACGACGAGGCTGGATGACAAAGCTACCCTTAGCATCGACCTGAAGTTCGTCAACAGAGCGGATATCCCAGGTCTCTGGAAGCTGAGATCCGATTCGCTCTGGAACCTGAACTAGGTGGCACTCTCCAGTAACCTGCAAGTTTAGAGCAGCGTCCTTGAGAAGACCAGCCTGGCCTCCATACGCGGAATCTAGGCGACTAAGAGCTCGCTGAGCAGCAGCTGCAAGCTGAGGGTCAATCTTTGAAGACTTGTCAACAGGGATTGGAGCCTCTGATGGGTCCTCAACGATTGCGGCATAAAGACGAATACGGGAAACAACAGACGCAACTAGGTTAAAGGCGTACTTAATTTCACCAATCGAGTCATAATACTCCCAGGCCTCGGTCTGCCAGCTAGATGAGGCAGACTGACGGCGAGCCTTGAACAGTTCGGCTTCACCCTTATCGCCAATCTTGATCTGAGCAGCAGCAGCTGTAAGTGGGCGTGGGGTTGAGTAGGCGGCTGGTTCAGCGTAAACAAGACCAAACGAGTCGACAGAAATTCCAGGGGCTACTGGAGTAGCAGTTCTTGGAGCACTCGCACGAAGTCCAGGAGCTGCAGCACGCTTTGGCTCTTGCTCTGGCTTCTTCTTAAAAATTCCCAAGGATGGCTCCTATGTATTAGCGATCGAGGTGGGCCGAAATTAGGCCAACGATTGCAGATATGGACAGTACTAATGATACCACATATGTGGCTGCAGGGACCAGTAAGGCACCTACTACAAGCATAGTCGAGATCCACATACCTGTACACCAGTTGCAAGTGAATAGATACCCAAATTTAGTGCTTGGAGGCCACTTTTTCCAGATCCAGTTGCGAATCGGCTCGGTAATCTCGTCGGTAGTTACTAAACGCGTAGCTCTATATGCAGCAAGAGTCATAATTAAGTAGAAAAATGGATCTAAAGACATTATTCTCCCTGAATCGAGGTGATTGTGCGGACTGCATTCCACCCTCGGAGTCGAGAGCCGCACCCGCAACCTGCATCACGCTCAAATATTACCATTTTTCCGCTTACAGTTACAACTTTACTAGGAGTTCCCTTGGAAAACGATTCGTATTTCTCCTGAAAAATAATTACAGGCCCTTCCGGGGAGTCAGTCGCGACAATAATCATCAAATCTGTGACAATTACGCGTGCAGCATCAACTAAATACCCGCCGCGAGTGGCGGGGTTGATAGCAAGATCGTCAATAGACGCCACTAATCCGGCTGGAGCAACCAAAAGCTTGGCTGGAAAGATATCTTGAGCTATTTTCATCGTACTCGGAAGATCCCTGCGCTTCTAGATGGGCTAATTCCAGGGATTTTACGGTCTCCCATGCTCTTTGCACGGATTTTACCCCCTGAAAAGCCTGCTGGAGGCTTAATTAGTAGGGCAGTTAGGGCGTGAACGAGGGCGTCAACGCGGTCAGGGGATTTTCCTTCACCTGGCACCCAGCTAATCATCTGAGCCTCCAAATCGGCAATATACCCTACGTGGTGGACACGATTTTGCTCATATGCAAGGGTAATTGGCTCTGCACGG